ATCTAACCCGACTATACTAATCTAAGCTAATTTGCTCTTAAGGAGCTTCTCTTTGCAGGCCGACACCATGGAGAAGTGCGGGGGCAGTTCAGACGCTAAGGCGGCAGGTAATCCGGGTCAGGGGGGGAAGACCAAGTGGGAATCTTGTTATCTATCGACGTCAGCAAATCCACCATTTCCTTAAATTGTTGTTTCTGGCGAAGCATCAAAGTTATCATACGAGACAACTTGGCATTCGCCTTAACATCATGGACCTGGGCAGGCTGCGCTCGTGCGTCTGGCTCATCTCAGCTACTTTGCAATAGTGTAAACCGCGTTCCGCGTGGCCAAGACACTATATTTGATATAGTGCTATTGTCACTGGTGGATGGGTTATCATAGTTTCCACTAAATGGACTCCATGGAGCTAGGTTGGAGTTAGGGTTGGCACGTCCCCTCCAATGTAAGCGCACCCTGGCAATAGGGGCTGCCAATTCATCTCCAGTTCCAGCTCGATAACCAAATACTCCAAGGGTTTCGGGGACAAAATCATAGTCTCCGTCAGCCAACTCGGAAGGCAACCCATCCAGAAACACTTCTGGACTGAAGCGATTGTCCTCCGAAGACTCAGCGGCATACCTAGGTTGCCCCTTCTCGGCTTTGATGTGATTAGTCGCAATCAGACTAGTGAAAGGCGAGGGCACATCAATCTCAAGAGTAGGGTGATAGAGGCGTGCTTTCCAATGACACATGATTGTAAAACCACCACCTTGAGCAGGTGGTATCTCCGTCATGAGTGCGAACACCCCGGGGCTGGAAAACCTCAAATCCGATGTAGGAGACCGACTCGTATACAGTCCATATTTTGGTGGAGCAGTTATCGTAGATGTTTGCCACCAATTGGCCTGAACAGAGCCAGCCGTAGAGGTAATCCGCTCTAAGGTGCTCGGGTCATTGGGTGGTGCGTCATCAGGATCTGTGAAGACGCAAGCTACATAGCCTCCAGGTGTTATAGTCGCAAACCTAGACACTATCTCAAATTTCAGCATCAAATAATCAATGCGCTGAAAAGTTTTAGCAACATGTGCCAGACGTGGGAACAACGAGGGTCCGATCAACAATCTCACAAGAGGTGTATCCTTGGCGTCGACTGCAGCCATATACAGTCGATCGGTTCCTGAGAGTACTATTGAATTTTCGGACGAAAATTGCTGCGTTGGAGTAGAGGGATTCGCCGGAAATGGTCTCCCTCCCTGCAACACCGGCTTGGAAGCAGAGCCACCGCGGTGAGCGGCTGCTCGATGCTGTCTCAAGGCCTGTGCCGTCTTAAACTTCCTTCCGCAAACCGGGCACGTCTTCATGGCGTTTGGTGTGATGGCCGATCTATTCGGGGCCACTACTGAACTTGGCACGCTCAACCAACTTAGCGGAATTAACCGGCTCAGCTGGGCCAGCACCAAGGGCAGTAGGCTCAACCTTCGTAGAGGCTATCACAACACGATCTCCAACCGTGGTATCACTTCGAACTGGGTTTGACTGCTTTCGTCGACTAGGTCTTCGTCGAACAGGTGCAGACTGACTTGTCTTGAGGGAGTCTCGCGTGGATGAAATCTCGCTGTCTCTAGAGGTGTTGTCAGATGTGATTGAAACAGTTTCCTCAACTTCGCCAACCACAGACCCATCTAGTACGACAGGATACTTTACTTCAGCATCCAAGTCTAGCAAAAGTTCAAACTGGTCCAGGTCATTCCAGCCATCAATGATGTCACAAATCTCATCAAGCTCGGAAACTTGTATGCCACAACCCTCAGCTGCCAGCGCTTTAGCTTCATCGCTATCGCTGGTCTGGAAAACAACTTCATCGGGGTTGGCCATACGAGCCCACCAGGACTCTGGCTGTACCTGCAAATCGCCACAGGCTCTGATGATGGCCCGTGACCAATGACTAATCAGAGGAGTGTTAGTGTCTGTGGCCAGGTAACCCAAAGCCTTAGCCACCAAAGCCTTCTTCTCCTCAAGATTAGATCCTGTTAAGCCAAACTTGCGGACCTGGCGTTGAACGTCAGCCATACATTCACCACTTACCCATGGATTAACGAACCACCGACCCAAGAAAGGGACGGGTCCGTAGTGGTAAACGTCTAACTTCAACTTCAACCCCATCTTCTCAGCTGCACTCTCAAGCTCGCCAGCTTCGCAGTCACACAATATTCCATCATCACCTCCAAAGAGACATGATCGTTCCAACTCCTCAAATGCTCCCTCAACCAACTCCATAAATGGTTTGCCGGTCATGGCCATATCGCAACTGAGACTCCGCATACGGGTCTCGCAAATGGACACAAAGGCAACAAACGCATTGAAAATGGTATTGAACAGCGAGGTGTCGGCGCTCCCACTAACCGTTCCGTAACCACTATTATAGGTTACGCCATGAGCCGTGGAGGCTGGGCAGTTTCTCTGTTGTTCGGCCAACTTTAGGACTTCAGGATGGTACTCAGGTGAGAAAAACCTTCTGAGAATAGGCAATCTCAATAAGGTATGGAATGACTTGCTGATTGTCCCATCAAATCTCGAGTAATCAGTAGCCAATATCCACTCACTATTTGATGCCATCACATGAAACATCTCAGTCCAAACCTTCGGAGTGCGGCCAAAGGCATACCACTCAAATTTCTTGATGTGTTCGGCCAAAGGCAATGTGAATGAACTATATCTAACCCGACTATCAACAGTGGTTGTCGATATGTTTCTCGGATCATTCACATTTGCATAAGCCTCACTCTTCTGGAATGCTTTAATCCTATTGTCGGTCGAAAAGAAGGTGGTGTGGTTTTGTTCGAACCCAGCTCTTTGCGAAGGCCTATCCTGCCTGTCGAAAACATCAGAGAGGGCCAGTGGAAAACCACGCTCAACCTGATCCGATGGTATCAACAGTTTTACAAATGCACAGGCATAACGCTGGTAGCGTTGAGGAAATACAGTGTTGTTGGCAACAGCCACAATGCGCTTATCCACACAGCGTACATCGTTATTGTATGAGCTGACAGGATGTACAGCTCCCTTACAAATAGCCCCACGTATTTCCTTGACTTTATTCTTCCCATCCTCAGTGACCAGTGGAGTCAAAGACTGATAACCACGTTCATTCTTTGGCTGCCCAACTGATACAACTCGTTGACGTGGTAACTGCGGGGTCTTATCCAAGAATTCTTTCAGGATAGCGGCTGCAAGCACAGGTTGAGGATGACTTGAGGCTCTCAAGATTCGCTCAACATCACTTATAACTGGCTTCTTAGAATTTTCGAGGCGGATGCGCGTAGCCTCGAAATCATCCGCATTAATGTCGACAGATACTGCGGACCCATTATAGCCAATACTATAATGTACTTTGCCCTTATTCTCCACTCGCAACACGTTAAACCTCCCATAAGTATAACGCATACGCTGAAGTGGATTAATTTCCCGAAAGGATTCCATGGGGGAAAACATCTTGGTGCGCGGAAACAAGCCAACGATCCTACGATCATGGCTCACTTGTATGGACTCGCAGAAACACACATATGAATACAGCGAGTTCCAATACGAAGGTACGTACACACAATCAGCCGAATAATCCCAAACCCGATGCTGCCATCGGGCGCCCCCGGATACACTAAAATGCACCACGTCATCCTTGATGGTAAAAGATGCATCATCTGTCATCCCAGCCACTGCACTAGGCTGGAACGTGTAGATGATGACAGGTCTACCAAACGATAGCCAATACAAAAGATCAACATAGTAATCGACATCAACCATTTTGATGATATGGTTGTCACGGACTGGACTACACTTAAAGCCCATTACCATGTCCTTATCCTCAACCATGGGTCGGTATCCCTCAAATCCGAGATCCATATCTTTAGCAGACATGCCGACCGAGTAAACCTCAAAACCGTTTTCCTGTATAAACGTATTGATGGTATCATCGGCCGCAGCTCGGAATGCGGCACACACACCATGGCTATGACCGTTCAAAGACGGAGCATACTTGAGGACATTGAGATTCCGAAATTTCTTTCGGAGATCGTCAGGGTACTGTTTAATCTTAGACAACTCGATTACATATTGTCGAACAGGATTGGTGATGGAGATCGTTCTCAACACTTTCCGCTGCAAATTAAACAGAATCACCGCTCCGGCTATGAGCAAGACCAACCGACACCCTATTAATAGGGCGTAGTCGATCTGCTCTAAATCCGGCCAGCAACTCCGGATAAATGCAACGACCTCCTCAGCCGGGCTCAATGGGGGGCACGTTCCATACCCTGGTCCCAGCCACCGACTGACTTGGTCAGTAACATCATACGCCGCTGTGACGACGGGGTGTGCCACGTGGAGAACAGGGCGCGCAAGCGCCTTGGCCCACGGCTCAAACACCTCCTCCTCAACTACGTGATAAAGCCTGGAAAGCATTGTAGACAAATTTCGCAAAAAGGTGTATGATCACAGCAAATATAAGATCTGGTG